CGCGCCCGCCTTGACGCCGATCGCGTCGAGGTTGGCGGCCAGCGTCCGCGCCGGACCGCTTGCGCGATCCACCAGCGAGACGATAATGCCGAGGGTTAAGGCGGAACTCATGGGTGACCTATGCTGCGCTTCATTCGCTACGGACTCGTGCTCATCTGGGCGCTGCCGCTGGGGTTCTTTCTGCCCCAGACGCACCGCCTCGATGAGGCCTTGGGGCTGTTGGTCGGCTGGAGCGTCTTCACCCTGCTGCTGGCCATCATGATCGGCCTGGCCGGGCTGATCGGCGACGCCCTGTTAGGGCGCCGCCCCTAAGCCCAGGGCCGTAGGTTGGGGTGACGAAGGAACCCCAACGGGCGGCCACCGGGACTGTTGGGGTTCGTTCCTCACCCCAACCTACGCCCCCGCCCACCGCCCGGCCTCCCCATGCCAGGCCAGCAACTCGCTGACATCCAGGTCCAGCAACTCGGACGGCGGCCAGTGAAACACCCCCGCCAAATCCGCGCTCAGGGCGCGCCAGTTGGCTGGGCACCCGGCAAAAAATCGGCCACCGCCAGGCCCAGCCGGGTGAAGTCGCCGGCATCGAGCTGATCCACCTCGCGCGGCGTCAGCCCGGCCAGAGCGCCGATCAGCGCCGCGGTCTTGCCCACATCGCCCTTGGCCTCATCGAGCAGCTTCAGATCCTTCACCCGCGGGCGGCGCAGCGTCAGTTGGGACAGGGTCTCGCCATGGGCTTCGATGGCGTACTCCAGCGCAATCGTCGTGTCCGCACTCATGACGCCATCTCCTCAATACTCATCCCGCAGAATTTCACCTTCACATCGCCCTCGCCATCGGCCAGGTCGGGGGCGTTTTCGCACCAGGCGTGGCGCAGCAGGTAACTCACCCCGGTGTCGCACTCGAAGGTCACCGTGGCATCCACCAACTGCCCCAACGCCACCAGCGACAGATCGGCGGTATGCGCCAGCGTCGCCTCCACCGTGGGCGCCACCGTCTTCTCGCTGTAGCCCCACACCTGCGCCCCCACCACCGGGGTGCGCTCGGTGCTGCCCACCCCGCTGAGGCTCGCGCCCGCCTTGCTGCGCAGCAAGGCGCCGTTGACATAGAGCCAGCACCGACCGGTAATTTGTGCCATCGCAAGACCTCCTTAAAGCCGGAACTGGATCGCCGCGGCGAACACCAGGAACTGGTTGACGATGTTGGGCGGGATGATGGCGTTGATGCGGTTCGGATCGCTGGTGGAACGCACCACCAGCAGCTCGGTCTTGAACTGCTCAAAGTTCTCCACCAGCCCCGCTTGCTCCAGATCGCGGAACAACGCCACCAGCTCCCCGCGGATCAGCCGCGGCGTGGCCACCGCCTGGCCGGGGGCGAAGCGCGTGCCGTCATCGGCCAACTTGTGGCGCGGATAGCGCTCCAGGATGCGCGCGCGCACCGCATAGCGGATGTAATCCACCGTCCAGACCGTATTCAGATCCAGGAACGCGGTCGTCTCCACCCCGCCCGGAGTGGTCTGATAGGTGGTGATCACCCGCTCGATGGCCACCGACCCATCCGGCCCGATGGTGGCCGTGCTGATGCCGTCGCGCAGCAGCAAATCGCGCTCGGCGCGGGTGAACTGCGCGGTCTCGGCGGGGGCCAGCACGCCCGGTACCGGCAGCGTGGTGAACGGCCGCGCCGGGTCGATCGCCCCGTAATACTCGATCACCCCGGCCCAGGCCGCCGCCCGCTCGGGCGGCCAGGTCGGCGAACTCGACAGCCCGAAACAGGACACGTGCGCATTGTTGCGCGCGCTGCCCCAGGTGCTGAGGTTGGCAAAGGTGTCGGTGACGGCGCAGAAGGCGTGCCCGGTGCGCGTCTCCAGCGGTCCCCAGCGGGCATCCAGTTCGGCTTCCAGCAGCACCATGTTGGCGCTGTCGGTCCACGGCGTCACCAGCGTCTGATACTGGGTGCCGGCCAGCGCCGCCAAGGCCGTGCTGAGCACCGGATTACCGCTGCCGGCGGTGCCCGCGGCAATCACGCAGGTCAGCCCCGGCGGCAGCGACTCACCCATGTAATAGGAATGGCGGACATCAAAGGCGGTGCCGCACTCGCCCTTGTGGCGGGCGGTCAAGGTCACCACCCCGACCGCCGCGGCGGCGGTCACCGGCAAATCCGGCTGCGCCGTCACCGCGGCGGCGATCGCCGCGGCGGTCACCGTCGGCGTCTGCGCCGCGGCCACCGCCACCGCCACGCGCGTCCCGCCCAGATACAGCGCCAGGGTGCCGGCCGCGGTCACCGTGCCGGCGATGGTAATCGTCTTGGTGGCCGCCACCCCGGCGCCGGCGTCGTCCAGTGCCACCGCGTAGATGTCACAGGCGGCGCCCACGGTCGCGAACAGCGCGGTCAACTGGCGCGCCAGCATCGAGCCGCGCCCGAAATAGGTCACCGCGCTGGCCGCACTGGTGACCCGCGTCGGCACCGCCTGGGCCACCGTGCCGGTCGTGAGGCGCTGCCCCATGACGAGCAGCCGCCGCGGCTGGGTCGGCAGGCCGCTCACCGCGCGGCTGGCGTCGATCTCCAGATACGCACCGGGGGTGCGCAGATCGACCGGGATATTCAAACTGACGGTATCGGGCATTTACGCCTCCGTTAAGGGGAGAGGGGAGAGGGGAGAGGAGTGAGGAGTGAGAGGGGAAACTTTTCCCTTCTCACTTCTCGATTCTCACTTCTTGCTTCTCACTTCTCACTTCTTGCTTCTCACTTCTCACTTCTCGCTTCTCACTTCTCGCTTCTCGCTTCTCGCTTCTACGATGTCGCCATCGCGCATCCGGCGCTCCCAGAAGGTCTCCCAGGTCACGGTCTCCCCCGCGGGGTCCAACACGTGGCCATCGGGGCAGCGCACGCGCAGGCCCACGGCGGCCGGGGCGATGGTGCGGGTGGTCGTGGTCGTGGTCATGGGCAACGCCTCATTGCGGTAACAGTTGGTCATCCACGGCGTCGACCGTCCCGTCCGCGGGCGGCAGGTCATAGTCGGCGTGGAAGGTCACGAAATCATCCAAGGTGGCCGGCGCCGGCCAGTCGGCCAGATCGGGCGCATAGGCCGCTTCCCATTCCGTGGCGTAGATCCACAGCCCGGCCTCGTGCTCCAGGAAGCGCTCGCCCAGCACCTTGCAGCGGGCGCGCGCCCCGGCCGGCTGGTAGCGGGCCAGCGTCGCCCGCACCAGGTCCAGCGCGGGCAGCGCCCCGGCCCGTCCGTAGAGCTCGCGGAACACCAGCACCGTGCCCCAGCGCGCGCGTTGCTCCTGCTGGTCATCCCACTCCTGGAGCTGCGGGCCGAACTCGGCCCCGCGGTAGGCCACCAGCACCGCGCCCACCGGATGATTCAGCCGATAGGCGGCCGGGCGTTGCGGATACAACTCCACCGCCACCGCCGGCAGCGCCGCCGTCAGCACCGCCACCACCTCATCGAGCAGCGCGCTGGTGCTGGTCAGGGCCATCAGTAGGTGTTCCACATGGCATCGGTGAAGGTACGCTCGGGCGCCGCCACCACCACCCGCCCCGGCTCCGCCGCCGCGTCGCCGGAGGGCAGCCCCAGACTCAGCTTGCCGTCACGCACCGCATCGAGCGAGGTCAGCGCTTCCTTGTAGGCCGCGGTCACCGCGATCGGCAGGTCCGGCCCATCCGGGCGGCGGGCATACAGCCAATGCCGGGCCAGCGCCAACGCCCACTGCGTCACCTCCACCGGCACCTCGGCCAGCGGCAGGGTGTAGCGTTGGCGCAAGCGGGCGTCGACCAGGGCGTCGGCGTAGAGCAGCGCGTCGGCGATCACCGTCGCATCCGCCACCTGCGCCGGGGCATTGTCGTTCGACAGCTCGATCAGCGTGCGCTCCGGCATCATCCGGGCCAGCGCGGCGGCGTCGGCGTAACTCATACGGGGCCTGCGGGGGTGAGGGTGGGAGCGGGTGACCGGCTGCTCATGCGACGATCCCGGCGGCGGCCTCAAACAGCGCGTCGACGCGCTCCTCGGACAGCCCCAGCGCCGCCGCCATCGCGGCAATGGTCGGGGAGGTGCGGGGGAATTCTTGGGCGTACCGCCAGGCCAGGCGGGCAACTGCGGGGGTCTGCGGGTCGGCCATCAGCGCCTCCACGGCGTCCAACAGCCCGACCTCGGCCAAGGCCGCGCGCGCCTGGAAGGGCGAGACCACCATCCCCTCGCGCCATTCCTCCGGCGTCAGTGCCACGGTCAGATTGGTGCCGCCCGGCACCGCGGTGAGGATCAGGGTGCTCATTGCAGCCGCACCCACAGGGCGCGCGTGGAGCGGTTGGCAGTGCCGCTCGCCGGCAGGTCGGTCTGTCCGGGCATGGTCCATAAGACCGCGCTCAACTCCGGCGCCAGCGCCATGAGCGGCGCCGCCACGGTGGGCAAGGCGGCGAATGTGGGCGCGGTCGTGGTGCCGGTCACCAGCACCGCGGCACCATAGCGCTGGCCGGGCGTCAACACCACCGGGGCGGCCAGGTCGCGGGTGTACACCGTGTTGGCCACGGCAAACAGGGTCGGGTCGTCGGCCGTGGCCTGCTCCAGCGTCAGCTCCCTATCGTCCATGCGGTACAGACCACAGCGCACCAGCGTGGCGCCCACCGCCGCCGGCGTCGTCACGCAGAAGCTCAGGCTGGTCACCGTCGCCGGGCCGGGCGGGGCGGTGAAGGCGGTGAGCACCAGCGTCCCATTCATGACGGGTGTGGACGACGTGAAGAACGCCCGCGGCATCGGTTCGATGCCCTGCTCCGGCGTGCCCCAGCGCACGGCGTCGGCAGCCACGCTGAGCGCGCCGATGGCAGCCGGGGTGAGCGCATCGGCCTGGCCGTTGGCATGGGCGGCGGCATGGCTGACCAGCGCACGGGCGTCCAGCGCCCCCGCCAGATCGGTTTGCGCGGCCAGCGTCCCGCCAATCGTGCCCCAGGTCGCCGCGCCGCCGCCACTGTCGGCACCCCACACCGGCGCCAACGCGGCGTCCAGCGTCAGCACCGCCCCACTGCTCGCCCCCGTCGCCAGCGGCACCAGCCGCCCGGCCGTGAGGTCGGCCGGGTCGAGCGCCGCCGCCCCGACCAGGTCACCGAGTTCGAGCACCGCCGCACTGTCGGGCACCTGCACCTGATAGCGCGCGGCGCGCGCGCGGCTGGCCAGGGTGATCACATACCAGGTCGGCGTGCCGGCCGGTAACGCCAACTGCGTCTGGGGGGTCAATTCCACCACCCGCTCCGCGGTCAGCGTCTCGTCAAACAGGGCGGTGCGCAGCCCCGGCCCGCAGAACGCCAGCACCGGCAGGCCGGCGGCGTCCACCAGGCTGATCGTCAGCCGCACCGGGCCGAGGTCGCCCGGCACCGCGACGGGCAAGGGGATGCGCACCGCGGTCATGGCTTAGGCCGCCGGCGTATTGGCCACCAGGGCCGCCGCCAACTCGCTGGTCTGCGCCTCCAGGCGCGCGCTGAAGGCTTCCAGCACCGCCGGGTCATTGCTGGCG